CCTGCGAAAGGACCCTCCTGGTAATATGAGTAAACTCTATCCGGAGAATACGCAAAATTAGCAGCACGCGTCATTCCAATTATACCACCAAAGCCATTGGGCCCACCAAGCTTTAGGGTGGGTGTCTCTCCATCGACCTTGAAGAGGCCATCTAGTAGGCAAGAGCGAGAGAGCTTACCATCAATAAATATATCAAGTGTGCGACCAGATAGAACCGCCGTAATATTCACCCACTTCTGTAAGTCGACTTGTTCAATGTCACACTTCTTGAAGTCAGGAGATGAGTCGGTGTAAGGAGATGTTCCAGCTACGATGGCAGCATAATCTCTCGCAAAGGTCAAGTCACCCGTCTTATTATCAGCGGATTCAACACTTACACGAACACCCAACTTGTTGGTAAATTGTCCTAGATACATGACCATCGTCATGATACCAGATGCCTCAGGAGAACCACCGGATAGAACCAAGAATGGCTTATTCTTGCCCTTGTTGATACCCCAGTTGGTTACATAAATCCACGTGCTGATAGAATATTCACCACCGCCGTATATCTGAGGCACTTGAGAACCAGAAAAGACCTTGGAAGTCTTATCCTTGGCAGGAAGCCCATCACTTGCGGAACTATAAACAACTACATCTTGCATATCACTGTTACCGTAGAGCCACTTCCACAAGAAGAAAAGTGCAAGTAACATTAAAATAGCTAGGACTGCCATTATAACCATCTTGAACGGTTCCATTCTATTTTAGACTACTGAATATTTTCAACAGTCTAAAATATTATAAAAATACACTATGCGTAAGGTGACGACCATTGTTCTAGAGGACCTGCTCTCTTAGGCTTTGTGCAATTTCCACCCGGACACCACATTCCAATATTAGGTAACGATGGCATGAGGGGCTGAAATAATGACATGACTGTAAATGGGATGTAGGGTTTACCAGACGTATCAACTGCATTTCTTGTTAGTTCACGAACTTCGTTTGTCTTCATAGCGTAAGGAGCAAGGCTCAACAAGGAAATCTTACCACCTAGTCTCTTATCGCCAACCCTTAATGGTTGTGTATCATCAAAATCAGGCATTGCCGTACATGTATGGCTGACAGCCAAGGTTCCATTCAAGTATATATTGAATTTACGACCATACTTTACGATAACAACTGCTGTCCATCGCTGTAGAGGGAAATTAGGTATCTCTGCGTATTCAGGATCTGCATATCCTTTCACAAAAATTTGTAGACGAGCAGGAGCCATGTTTAGTCCGCGTCCTGCGTCAGGTGCTACTAGAAGTTGAAATGTCTGCTTTGAACCAATCTCTACAACCTTAGCATATTCATTTCCTGATTGAGCCGTTCGGTCTACAAGGGTTGGGTTGATATAGAAAATGAGTGAAGAACCGGAACTGGATGTCCAAGGACCTTTTAGCTCTTCGCTAGTAATCACTTGAATAGGCTTTGTTAAAGATATCTCATCCTGGGTACCAATGCGCTCAAAGGGTTTCGGAAGCATTAAATAAGAAAGAAGCAAAAAGATTAAATAAGAGATTACACAAATTAATATAACCCCTAGAACTATGTTCATCTATTCATAGTCATCAAAATCAAAATGAAATGTGAATGTAAAGGTAAATTCATTATAAGTCCGTGTAATAGTAACTTCCTCCATTATATATGATATTATGTAATTATTTTTAAGCCAATTATATTTTCAGCATATGTAATGAAGGTTGGTTTATTTTCAGTTAATAGTAATAATGCTGCATTTTGATCACCTGATTCAATCCATCCCTTTACTATACGCTGGATATCAGTAAATAATCCGGGTATAAGATTCATTATATAATCAGAATTAGAATAATCTAGTGGATCCACATTATGGTTTAGTACAAATGAACGTTTAATCGATTTTGATTTATCAAAGGGTAATATCCACTCACATATCCAATATGGGTGTGTGATTGTATATTTTATGCTATGTTCAGTCTGAGATATTACTCCAGACATATACTGCTATTTTAATAGATTAATTATAAATCAAATTTTTCATCACTACGTAGTTTATATGTTTTTGGTCTACGTTTATGTTTAATTCTAATTTTTCTTGTTTTACTACCTCCCTCTGCAATCGCCTCGTATTCAAGTGAAAGACGTATCATATTCATTAAACGTATACCATCATCTCTTGTCATATCACCAATCATGACACCAGCCAAGAATGCCTCCTTATTTCCAGAAATAGCCGCCTCTCTCATCTTTGTTCCAGACATTGCCTTAGCACTCATATTTGAAGCGTTTACTGTTCTCTCTCCAAGAGATACTACTTTCAATGAACCCTTGAATGCTTTTTCAAAGGTTGCAACACGATCAGAACCAACACCCATTGTAAGATCATCATAGCCTGGATCTTTTTCAGTACCAGATCGTAATTTATCTATAACATTAAAAAGCAGTGGACACCCTTCCACAGTAGTATCTATGAAGGTAACACCACTCGATGGATACATTTTTCTTAATATTTCAACCTTAGTTCCAACTGGCAATGGATTTTCATTTTCATCCGTCGACATGAAAGAACCAGAAGACTTCATTGACTTATAAAGTTTAGTTCTCTTGTATTTTTCCATGTTATTTTGTTTACTCGATACAAATACATATGCATCTGCATCTTCGGCTCTTGCTAATTCAGAAAGTTTATCTATCAATACCTTATGACCAATAGTCGGAGGCTGAAATCGTCCAAAGGTAAAATAAACCTTTGAATGATGTTTTACTATTGACGTCATATCTATTAGAAGCTTACAGTTATAAGTTTATATTGGGCCTTATCTGCCAAGTCATCCATACGACCCTTCATTTCAGCTGCACTTACTGAATAACCAAAACATCTGACATTCAAGAGACCAATACCCTTCGACAATACTTTATTAGCCAGAACGATATTTGACGGTGCGAATATCTTATCACCTGTAGTTGGTGGTTTTGGTGGAGAATTCAACTGTCTGGTCTGAACTAAGAGACCATTCAAATAACCTTCCATTAAATATGGAGATATCGTTAGACCAACACGGAATGGAGCATGAATAGGAACATTATCTAATCTAACAGATTGCTGTAAACCATCTGCATCAAAGCATGTTATAATAACAGTATTCTTCTCATTTTCAAGTGAAACACGTACGCTCGGGTTATTTACAGACTGTGACATAGTAAAGAATACACGTTGATTTTGCCCTGCTCCTAAATCTTGAGGATATTCGTCCTTAATTAGTACGTCCATTGTTATACTATATGATGTCTGTCCTTCTAGAACAACTGTAGACAAAGGCGGTGTTCCATTTGTTGCAGGTGGAGGTGTTCCTACTAGAATATCTCTAACGTCTGCTGCCTTTGACCAGTAAACTTCAGACAGATCTGTGCCGGGTATTGGTATATACCCTGGTGCACCAGGGCTTTTTTGAAATATAGGTGTTATCCATTGGTCAATAGCTAGAAGAATAATTCCGATTAATAAAATTCCAGCAATAACATACATTAATATGCGAACAAATCCAGATCCCTGAACTGGCTGACCAATCGCATTAGCAGCCTCAGGTGGAGGTCCATTTGATTTTAGCCCAGATGCAGTTTTAATTGTCTTACCTAGATTTGTGACATTTTTAAGAACTTCTGATATTTTGTCAGCTCGACTTGCGTTCATACTATTCTATGGACTTCTTTCTTGTTTGGGATTTTTTTGGTTTAGTAAGAGTATTTGTTTTTGGATTGAAGCCAATGCGCTTATAATAAGGGAGTGACTCACTTGCCTTACAATCTGCTAACTTCTCACGCAAATAACAAACAAAGGAAACTCTGCTGTAAAGTTTGTCAATTCCTTGGGTCCCTGTCTCCTTGTCATTTCTGTAAATTTCTGGAATTGATGAATTGAATTTCTTATCTTCTGCATCTTCCTTTAGTTCGGTGTTGCAGTGCCATTCATGAACATCCATTGCTATGAAGTCTCCAGTTCTTAGATTAACACCTACCTTATAACGAGGGAAAATCGTGTAGCCTCCACTATATTTACCACGTTCAATTACAGACAAATTGCCGAAGCCTTCTTTCAAATCTCCTGCATCCTGGTGAAGTCCAGTTCTGAAATTGCGATTTATAGTGACAGACGAGAAAGAGGTATCTGCAATCTGAAAAGCCGGGTTTCCCTTGGCCCTTTTATATTGAACAGCATAACGATCTGGAACTAGTTTCTTAAATAAATCATCAATTGCTTCAATGTAAGGTGTTCCCGCCTTGTATTGATTAAAATAGAGTTGTGTGTAACTTGTTAGGCGACAAGGAAGACCCATAAAAGGTGTTTTCTCGAAATACCCTAGAACAGATGAAAACACATTGTTGTTTACACGCATCTTGGATAACTTACCCTTTTCCATGTACTGAGCAGACCACCCTTTAATAGATTTCTTGTTCAACTTACGTCTTGTCCAGTATTTAGACTTAACATCAATGGGACCTGCAGCGGCTCCACGGTTTCTAGATGCATTTGCTGACTTATAAAAATTCTTCCACGCCAACTTGATAACATCGTGAGGAATTACATTTTTTCTTAATTTGAATAAGAGTTTCTTACCGCCAGGGGCATCCGGGTCTTCTGCGTATACATCGGCATCTTCGTCAATTATATCATCTACATCCTTTTCACTGAAGTAAGTTCCCTCTCTAGCTTTGATTTGGTCATCTGTCATTTTTTGTTTAAGAATAATTTCTTTAGCTTTTACCTTTGGTTCCTTCGCAGGTTCCTTTGGCATCTGTAGCCCATTGAATAAATCTTCTTCTGGGGCACTCATCTATTTCTATGGCAAGAATAGAAATGGAACCGCCCGCCATTGAGAAATACAGAAAGCCGAAACGCTGTTTAACAAAGAAAGAGTGTAATGAAATCAATTCTCGAGGAATTACTGTTCCATCGAGAAATGTTAAGAGTTTTGAGCCTAATCTGAATAAGCATGCTCTTTTATGGAATTCAGGAGCATTAACAGGAAAG